TAATTTTTTCATCCATCGTTTTGCGTAATGGTTATAACACTATCGCTTCCTCCATTCACCTTGATTATATTAGATACTCCGTCTTGTATCAAAATTACGGTATACGCATCACTACCGTTCAAATCTACCCTAACGTTTTCGTTTACTTGTCTTCGTAAACTAATAACGTTTCCTGTTATTAACGCAGTTATTTGAGTATCTGGGTCTTTACCTAAAAGAGTTCCTGATATTTGTGTACTTGTAGCTTGGGCTAATGCATCTTCATCTTCAGCTATAGCCAGTGCATCTAAAACATTTAATAAGTCTTCCAAATAATTTACATCTAGAAAATTAATATCCAGTTCTGTAAATTCAAGTTCATCATCACCTAAATAATCTACGTCTAAATAATCTACATCTAACTCATTAAAATCTAAAATACTTTCTTGGGCAGTTGAAACTTCTTCTGCATACGTTATTTTTTCTTTCTTAGGGGGAGTAACGATTAACATATTATCAATAACATCTAACGTTAAATCTAAAATAACAGGTTTAGAAGGAGCTGATTCAAATACACTAACTGTAGTAGCTTGATAAGGTTTATTTAATAAAACACTACCCATTGCAGTAACGACTTCTATTTCACCACTAGATAAACCTGACGCGTCAGGAAGTAGTATTATTAGTGACCTGCCTAACTCATCAACAGTAGCCGTAAAATCAGTTCCACGAATTGCTATATTAGCTGTAGGGGTTCTAAGTTCTATATTTTGTTTATCTATACGGTTTAAATTACCTGTAATAAACCGTGCTGTCCCAAGACCAAAAGTAAGAGCCATTTTAGATTTAGATGGGTCAGGGTCATAGATGTATTCATCTATTAAGAGTTGTGAGTGTTCTGTAAGTTTTACAATAGAATCATCAAGAAATGTTATAGCCATTCTGCCATTAGTAGTTATGGCTTCATCATTGTTTTGTATAGCAAATTCTAGGGTAGCCTCTAGTGGCTCGTCTCTTACTATTTGTGCTGAACCATTTAGTTCAGATATATCGCCTATATCAACAGCTTGTGCTTGTACCTTGGTCGTTTTGAATGACACAAACAGTAGAAGCAGAAGTGCCAGAGATTGACATAATTTTGAGCCAGTCATTATCTTGGGTACTCAGTTGTTGAATATTAAAGGTTCTGGAACCGCCCGTATGGTCTAAGTAAAAATATCCACCTGCTGAAGCGTTAACCCCTGTACCTGTGTAAGTTACTGTATTATCAGAACCGTCTATATCCATGTAGTTTGTAGCACCATCAATATTAATGTTAGATGTAACGGTGTTATTAGAGCCTTGAATAATCCAATCTAAATCAAGAGAAGCTGCTATTGCCGTTGTACCTTGGTTTAAAGTAAATGTATTACCACTACCAGTAACAGCTACGTTTTGATTAGAGCCGTCTGAACTGTTAGCATTTGTAGGATCTACTTGAATAGTGAAAGAGTTTGTGCCACCTGTAAATTGGTAAAACCCTGTAAAGTTATCAGCGTATATGTCACCAAGAAATTTATTAGTAGCCCCAATCATATTAATGTCTAATGTCATGGTGTTACCGTCTAAATCAAAAGCAGTTAGATTCCCTGCGGAAGAACTCAAACCCCCGATGATATTAGAAATACCTAATTGTTCTAGGTCTATGTTAGCCCCAGTACCTGACTGGTCTACAAATATCTCGTTGTCCGCTGCGTGTAACGGTAATAAAGCAAGACACAACACTAATTGTATGTACCTGTTCATCATCATAATTTTATTCTACCGTTTTTTCTTCTATTTGTAAAACCCAGTAACCTTTTTCGTAACCTCGTTTAATTATCTCTAATACACCGCCTTCAATAGATTTCATTAAAGCTATTGTTGATGACTCGTTTCTAGCGTTACCTAATTCTATTTCTACTAGTTCTGTACCTGCTTCAATGAACCTAAATACATCATTAGATTTACCATAACTAAATATAGTTTTTTGACTTAATACTTCTAATAATACTTCTCCCGTAGCAACAGAAACCATACGCAAACTAACAGTGATATTATCTTCTCTATACTGAATGCTGTTGCCTATACCTAAGTATCTAGCACCCGCCCCTCCTGATTCTAAATTAGCTTCATAAGAAATCACAGCACCCTCAATTAAAATACCTGCGAATAATAAAGGAGCTAATTGTTTTTTCTTTTCTTCATCAGTAGCGAACTTTTCTCTAGCAGACCTTATTAATTGTCTTTCTTTGGTTAAATTATCAAGACCAACTCTTTCTACTACTCTAAAGAAATTACCGTTCCCTGCATGTTTTAAAGCTCGTATAAGTAGTGCGTTTGGTTGTTGCGTTATCGCCGTGGAAAATAAAGCAAACTCGCTGTTGCTTTTCCTTTGCCCTGTTTGGTCGGTAAATGCAGTAGGATATACAGCAACTACAGGACTCACTACAGGAACTTCTACATTACGCAAAGCTGAAGACTGTAAATCTTGTATACTTACTACATCATGTTTTTTAAACCTATGTTCGTACGTATCTTCAATTTGGTCTAATGTAGAACAATTAGAAAGTAAAAGTACCAATAGGAATTGTGATTTCTGTAACTGTGCCATCTGCTTCCGTTATCTTTAGGGTTAATGTAACGCCATCACTAGTATACTCTATTGTATTGCCTTCTAAGGTTATAGTTCCCGAAGACGAAGGAGTTTCACCAAACAGGTTATTAACTAGTTGTCTTGAAAGCTCTGCATATACCCTGGACTCTAGGTTACGCATAAATCTAGCAAGTGTAGAGTTTTCTTTTTCTCTTTCTATTTCGTCCTGTAATGCTTTTATTTCTTCTTTAATTGTAAGTTTACGAGAAAACTCTTGGTTTTCAATAGTAAGGTAATGCGAACTGGTTCCAATACCATTAAAAGAAGGTGATTTAAATTTATGAACTATTTGGTCTGCTCTAAGGTTTTGTACAAAAATACCTATAATCAAAACTATTCCTATAAACAGAACCGTCCAGATTATTTTGTCCTTTTCTTCTTCAGTTGTTCTCCGTTTACCCATCACTAATTCTCCTAATGTAAAACTCTTTCTCTTTGTTCAGTTTCGTCTAGTCCTATAACTATTTTAGCTTCACCAACAATAACTACTCCATAAACTTCTGCTTCTAAATCGGCTTCTTCAAAACTGTCCGCATATATGAAAGGACCTTCATATATTTTATCACCTACTTTAAACTCTGTTAAAAATACTTTCTTCATTANTCNTTCCTNTGGTCNTCTCTATCCGCTTTTGCCAACCTATCAGTATGCATTAATTGGGGTACACCTAGTATAGTCTTTAAAAGCGTATCTTGTCTAATAATCTCATTATCTACAGAACGAACTCTATCTATAAGAGCTACTAATATTCCGTGTTGAGAATCTAGTTTTTGACCTAATCGTTGTTCTATTTCAGATATTTGAGCTGATACTTTTTCATCAAGTACATCTACTTTAGTTTCCATACCATCAATAATTTTATTAATAAGCTTCCAAATAAATAAACCAAGTCCTATAGCTGCTGCTATCGGGAAACCAACTTCATTAATTAATTGAACTACACCGTCCATAAGATTTAGTAATCACCCCAAACTTTAACCTTAGTACCTCCGTGATACTCAACAGCGTGTCCTTCTTTAATTAAAATTTCACATATATCTTTGCCATCTTCCGTATACGGTATGCCTAAAATTCTTCCATATTTACCTTTACCTAAAGATTTCACTTTTAACTTACCTCCGCAAAGTTCTTTTAATCTTTCTTTAGCAGCAAGTCCTAATTTCTTTTCTGCTAAATCTCTAGTTCTAGATTCAGGAGTATCTATGCCAGAAAGACGAACTCTTTGTTTATGAAGCTTTACGTCAAAACCTAAATCAAGACAACAATCAAAAGTGTCTCCATCCACTATTCTTTCTAATATAGCATTATATACAAACGCCTCTGGTGCTTTTTTAGCCATTTAACATTTCCACCTTTTACGTGCTTGACGTAATCTTGAATTAGGGTTTTTAGCAGCTTTAGGAAACTTCTTCATTTGTCCTGCACTTCTAGCGCAGTAAGACTTTCTTCTTTTTGCTGCTTTACTACCTTTTTTAACTTTACCTGTAACCGCTGTTTTTAACTTACTTCCAGGATTTTTTCTTTTATAAGCGGCTACTCCTTTTTTAGTCATTCCCGCACCTGATTTAGTTTTACGGTAGTTACCGCCTTTACCTGTAGTACGTCTTATAGATTTTTCCTTTCTTGGCATTGTTATTTCTTTTTAGCTGTTTTAGCCGAACGTTTAAAAGCCGCTGCTGTAGGAGCACCTTTCGCTCCTTTTTTACGCATCTTCTTTCCTTCTTTACGTTTTTTATTTATATTGTAATAAAGACCTTTTTTAGCAGTTCTGCCGTCTTTAGTTTTATGTGTTTTCTTTTTTGCTGGCATATTATTCTCCTTGCTTTAAAACTCTATCTTTTAATCTTATCGCTCTTGGACCTACTTGTATAGCCCAACGACTGTCTAACATTTCAACTGCTGCTTTATCCCAGTCTTCTTTTTCCATAGCTGTTAAAAATTTTTTAAATTTTAATAAACGTGTAATTCCTAAGTTAAAACACATATTAGCCATAACTAAAACTAAATCTTCAGGAAGGTCTCTCCACCATGGAATATTTCTATCTAAATCATTAAAAACATTCTGTATATCATTTTCAAAACACTCGTTAATCCTTTCTTTCGAAACAGAAGTATCTACTTCTTGTCCATATTCAGGGTCTGTTTCTAATATTAAATGACCTATACCAAATGTGGGATATCCTAAATGGTCTAGATATATTTTATCCACACATCCCTCATCAAAAGTTAATTCTTCTTGTAGCTTTTTTAAATCCATAGTATTACCTCTTATAGTATTTTCACCGTTGTGTCGCCACCAGTTGACACACTTATTTGCCCAAGAGACACTGTTCCCTGAACTCCTTTTTCTGTTCCTGAATAAATATCTGACCATTGTTCTCCTGTCCATAATTGAAGCTGTTTAGTAGTTAAGTTCCAAATAACGTCGCCTGTGTTAAACTGGTTTATATTTCTTTGAGATTCGTTAACGTTTATAGTAGAGCCTACGTTTACTTTATT